TCAAGATCCTTCTCTGCAGCTAACAAGTCCTTTATTTTGTAGACCTCATCGTACACAGACACTAAAGGTATACCACAAGCTTTAGCTAGCATGACTCTCGTCGTACTAGCCCTAGTTTTGTGAGTCCCTTTCTGTACTGCGTTCAGATAGTCTATCGTGTTAGTATTTCTTTCTAATACTTTTACTCTAAACCTGATATTAGACCTATTAAGTTCTAGCGTCTTTAATACCGATTTGTAGATTTGGTAAAAATGTGTTCCCGAAAATAGAGACCGAGATAAGCCCAGGGCATATTCATATGCACCCGGGTAATTCTCGCCATCAGTTAGGTCATCTTCGTTCACATTACCGAACATTTGGTCAAGTCCCGCTTGGTTAAGTTGAGTCGTGGCCCGCACTTCTTCATCATTTATTTCTTTGTCTGTCTTAACTTGCTCTAATTTAAAATCATACAAGAAATTCTCTTCTCCTACATCGTTAGATAAACCACCACACAATACATTAGTATTCAAATATTTATGATACAACTCTTCATCTACATGCCATTTTTTACATATATATTTTACAGTCTCCTGATGTATTGGTCGCAGATTATCTACACACCCGTGCCTCTCTTCTATTTCGCGCCAGCGCTCTGTAGTCGCTTTAAACAAGTCCAACACGTTATTTGGTAAAGCCGCCTCGGTCGGGCCGTGTACGTACGTAGATATGGAACGGGCCAAGTACTGTCCTGCACCGGGACGTGAGTGGTCTATCCTGAGAAATTCAGCTGTAGCACCTAGAAAACACTTTTGTGGTTGAAACCTCACTTTATGCTTATTAGCGCTCAACATAAGCTGTTGAACATCCGAAAATCGAGTCACTGCAGCCAGTACGTCATCACCATTATGTGTTGACACTTTTATTTGGGTATCTAACAGTTGTATATATACATAATTGAGGACGGTGTTGATAAACGTCGTCAGTCTCCAGCCTGACAGTAATGTGCCTTTTGTCTGATACCACCTCTGTTTATCATCACGTATTTTCACGTCATCCAGACTGTCAATCGCCCAAACTAATGCAGCCTGCTGCTCTTGTGATAAATTTTTTTCAAAAACTAAAATATATGCTTCAAGCACCGACTTCATTGCCTCCGTACTATGCTGCGAGTTGAAGTCTTCGTAGTCAAAACAAAATGGGACACCATTCCTGAGCACCTCTTTTACAGTTCGTCTGACGTTCTCCTCAGTCGCGGTATCCCCAATTGGAAAGATGTTGCTTAATGTTCTTTCGCAATCACCCATCGCGAAACCTGTCAATATGAAGTTTGTTGCATCCACCCCATATATCGCACGCATCTTTGTCCATTCATACTTTGTGGATGCCCATGCCCTGATCTGCGGCGGCCTGTCCAAAAAGTATTCTAGACTGCGCTTAGGCATTTTCGTCAACGTGTCAAGTTTATTCCTGCTCAACCTGTCCTTAGCTAAGAACATCAAGTCTTCCGGGTACTGTGAGTGAAAGGCTCCTGTTGGCGCCCACTGGTATCTATTTTTCCAGTATTTCTCCCATTTCATCTTCTTGGGCCGGCTGCCTGTACTATAGGCTCGTTTGAAGAGTTTTACGCATTCAGTCAAGATTGATACTTTGTCGAATTCAGCTAATTTTGGTTTAGTTCTATTTGACTCCTCTGCATCCCAGTCAACACTACCGACTCCCCTATTAACTAGTACTTCCATCTCGAATGCTGGTGTTAGATCAACTGGAACCAGATTTTGAAGCGCTTTCAGTCTGAGTGTAAACTTATTCTTAATAGTCTTAGCAAACTGTTCAACAGTGCTAAACTCCCAAAGCCAGATCCCAGACTTAGCTATCCAGGGACGTAAGTCATCCGGTACACTCATAGCCCACATTATC